TCCGCACGCACCTTACGGAGATACGTGTGCGGGGTAGTGTCGTGCGCGTACCGGGTATCCGCCGCATAATCGTCAAAGGCGTCCCTGAGCGCCTCTCTCGCCGCCTTCACCGTCTGCTGGCTCATCTCCATATCCAGGTAATCACGATGAACCCACCAAGGAAATACACCCAGCCACGATCCTTGAACGACTCCCACCAAAACCAGGGATCGGAAAGACGCGCCCTGACACGCTTATTTAATTCGGTCTGCTGGCTCATCTCGTCCTCCGGCTACTCATGGGCCTCGGCCTGCGCGATTGCGGCGCGGGCCATTTCCTGCTCCTGCCAGTCGTTACTGCTATTCGGACCACCGAAATGGCTATCCAGCCGTTGCATCAGCCCTTTCAGCGCCGCCAGCAGCGTAACGTTGTCGGATGCGAGCCGAGTAATACCCGTGAACGCGCACGCACAGAGATTCTCGCGCTCCCGTTCTGACACGCGCAGATCCCGTGCGGCTGCGAGCCGTTCGAGTAACTCAGTCCGTGTTTGCGGCTGCACCCACCGTGCCTTTACCGCCCCGCTCGCCCCGTCCCCCTGATCAGACACCGGCACATCCCCCAGCCCCGTCGCTTCGTCTCGCTTCGTCATCCCACCCCCCAGGCCACGCTAGTCATGGCAGAAGCACTCAATGAGATCGTCTGTCTCGACATCCTTGAAGAGATCGGGCTGGTTGAGCATGGCCCGGTAACTCGGACGGTCGTTACGAAACGTCCCGCCGATGCGTTCCTCTTGCTCGGCCCACCATGCCGCAAGATCGGGCCGCTCGCGCACGATGTTGACGATCTTGGCGTAGCCCTTCAGAAAGCACAGATCGCAGTTGCCTTCGTGTGGGCTCAACCGGAGATCGAACGGTTGCGACCGCCAAAACGTCTCCACGTCTGCGAGCGTGACACCGGCGTCCGCGAGCGGGAGATCAATGTCCCATCGTTCCTTCCGCGTCTCCGCTGCCGCCTTCATCTTCGCTACGCGCCGCGGCTCATCGGCCCGAATACCCACCACGTTCGTCCAGTGCTCGTAGCCCTTGGCGCGCATCCAGTCTCGCATGGGTCGGATCTTCAACTCCTGGGTACAAAAGCGCGTCACCGGGTTCGGGGTAAACTTCCGATCCGTAATGAGTTGTGTAAACTGCCCCGGCCGCGACACCCACTGGATCGGCGTCCACCGCTTGCCGACTTCGCGCACGAACGCCAATGTCTCCGGCCGCTCCTTGCCGGTATCCGCGAAGATCACATACACATCCGGCTGCAACCCTTCATCCAGTATCCGCCGCAGCATGTACCCAGATGTCCGACCGCCGCTGAATGAGATGACGGCTGGCCCTTCGATATGATACGGATTCATCGCGTCACCCCTCTGCGTGGACATGAAAGTAGTGACCCGGCACCTGCCACAAGACTCTGTATACGTACGCTGTCAGCCATGTCGCAAGGCCGTCGAGATCGGAAGGCCACAATGCACATGACTTTATGACTTCACCCCACCAGGCCGAAACTGCGCGCTCATCCGCCCAGCTTCCGCCTGCCCCTTCAAAGTAAACCCCTCCGGAGGGAGCCCCGCCCACCAACTCAGCAGATCCACCGGCTTCGGCCACCCCAGCGCAATCACATGCTGTGCCGATGGCCCTCGAATCGAGGTGGGCGGATACAGCCGCCCCGGACGCTTCATCCGACACTGTTTGCACCGCTTCGTGCCGTTCTTCACATCCCCATCGCGGAGTGGCGCGGGACAGGTCATACAGGTTGCCATCTCACCTCAAATCAGGGGCCGGCCGGATGTCTCTTCCTAGCAATACGTCCAATGCTCGCCTGAGTTGATCTGACGTGCATTCCATGAATTTAATATCTTGCATCCTGTGGACAAGATGTATTCGCCGCTGGGTGTCGAGTATCAACGCCCTGACACGATCAGACATCGGCTTAATGGAATCGTGATTCCACAGGCTGGCCCCGACACATCTGCCAGTGGCGCGGTTGTATTTTGTGGTTCCCACGACAACCTGCGTCTTCGTCACCCTCGTAACAACACGCTTCGACCAATTGCCCTGAGAGCTATACCCAACCATGTCGCCCACCATAACGCCACCTAGGTTATCTCCCATCCCTACCCCTTCACCCTCTCCACGGCCGCTATTCCAATTAGGGCGTCAAGTTTCGGAAGGAGTATCCGCAACTCCGACAAGCGCCCCTGATGCTGCCAATACGCTGCTGGATCATCGAAGTACAGCTCAATAAACTCCAGCGTTAAGTCAATCTCCCTCGCTGTGTCGTCTCGTAAGCCTTGCAGCGTGGCCACGGCCACACTGGGCCGTCGATCCCGGTCTGGCCGGAGCGGTAGGCCTGCTGTCGGAGCCAGCGGTCTGAGACCGGCTTGCCGAATGTCGGCCGCAGGATTCGACGTCCACGGCCAGAGACGACGCGCCAGAGCGCGTAGACCCACCTCCTCACTGCTCCGCTTCCAGCACCCAGCGCGCGAGGAGTTGGGTGATGACGTATTTCTGCGTGCGCCCCTCGGCGGCGCAGCGCGCCTTGAACGCCTCTAGCACCTCGTCGGGGACACCCCGAGCTACTATGTTTGCCACGACCGTATACCTCCGGTGGCATCGTAGCACACCCCTTCTCATCAATCCGCCCCCCGCAACCGCTCCCGCTCGTCGGCATACATCGGCAGCGCCTCGAACAGGTCACACTCATGGCTCTCCTCGTCAATCCGCCCCACCAGATCCACGAAATCCCCGTAGCGCAGCACCACCAGCCCCTCAGCGTCCCGCTGGCGGGGTTTCTTGAGCACCAGCACCCCAATCTTCCTGTGGCGGGCCGCGTCCCCCACAATGCCACTGAGCCAGTCCCAGAGCCATTGGGGGAGGCTCTTCCGCAGCTTGACTTGGACATGAAACAGGGGGGTCACCACGTCAGCCCCGTCCCGGTCTATCCCGGTGACGGGGATCCGCTGGCCGAGGAGGTCTTCCGCGACACGGCGTTCTGAGGCTTTCCAGGTGGATCGGGCGGTCATGGTCGTCCCCAGCAGGCGCAACAGCCGTGGTCGGGATTGACCGCATAGACCGTGCGCCCGCAGCAGAGCCACGTCACCAGACGGGCCTGACGCTGGCGGTCATCGTAACTCATGGGCATCGGCACTCCACTGATGGGCACACACGTTACAGAAGTAGCTATTCCCGCCCCTGTCGGCCTTTTTTGTGGGGGTACGCTCAATTTGCCGGTCTTCCCCACATCTTGGACACCGGATGTCCACTGTCATGGCTGGGGGCGCAGGATAATCACGGCAGACGGGAAGGGGGCGCTGCCCTTTCCATCCCCGAATTTCACGCGGCCACGGAGGAACCGAACCTCTACACCCGGTCGAGGCTGATGGGTAGCGGCATCCCACACGCTCTCATGCCACCACTTCGTATCGGTGCGGCTGGGCACCAGACAGACGACGGTACAGCCCCGCGCTGCCTCCTCAACAGCCTTTGCCATGAAGTGACGAACTCGGCTATAGGGGGGGTTCACCCAGACCGATGGCGGCGTCGAGCGATGCGACGGGATAAGCCCCCATCGTTCTTTCAGCGCATCACGGTCACGGTCGAGGAATGTGGGGCTTTTTGTATTCTCCGCTGTGGCGGCAGCATCGAGCGTGAAGCAGAACTCATCGTCCAGCGCCGTATACAGGTCGTTTGGGGTTGACCACTCATCAGATGCCCGAGAAAACAACGCGGAACCGGGTAAGGAAAAAGCACTTGTTTTCACTATGACCTCGTTCTCAATGTCGGGGTTTCTGGGCATCCTGCACGGCATATCGCTGCTGCGCGGTACGTTTCCTGAGCAATGCGGGATTAGTGGCGTAGCACACACAATGTTCCACCCATCCATGCGGGGTATGGGGTTGTGGCGTATCGCAGGCACAGGTGGCTTGCCACGGTTTCTTCTGTGCAGGATCCCCGCACCACCAACTGCGCCAGCCCCCATCAGAGCAATGCTCGCAGTAATACGTCCATTCGCGTGTGATACGCACAGTGGACTGCGTGTGGGGTACGATCACGGTGAACGGCTCGTCGAGCGTCACCGCCCGGTCAGGCTCGTGGGCAACGGTGACGGTGCGTCCCATATCGGCGTCTTGCCGTAATTGGTGTGGCGTGGGGAAGTCCACGCGGGTGCGCCCTGCCAGACCTACGGCGGTGGCGAGTATGTCCTCCGGGAGATCGTGGAGCGCCTCCCAGTGTGTAGTCATGTCACCTGGAACGAAGCGCAACCCAATCAACCGAGACATCTGTTCATTGAAAAAAGTTTCAGTCATAGTTTCCAAGCGTAGAGGCAGCATCGAGCGTGGTACGTGGTTCTTCCAGTCCCCGTTCTCTTTTCGCCTCAATATAGAGTCCACGTTCTCGTACCGGCCCCGCGTGTGCCTTTATCGAGTGTGCCTCAGACGTCGCCGTGAACCCAGCTTGTGGTGCATTCATCCACCAGCTTTCTACGCTCACCGGTTTCGATGGGAGTCGGCCAGTCCCTGCTAGTATCATCCAGGCGTGACCTTTCGTGCTTGTCTTCCAGCCGGTGGTATACAAACGCCCCGGATGGGCCTTCCGACACGCCGCACAACGCCGCATGCCATTGCGAACTTGACTGGGGTTGAGTTGAGTGGGGCAGGTGACGCAGCGTGATAGATCCATCGTTATCCTTCCGCGTGGACATGGGCGAAATGCCCCGGAACTTGCCACAACACCCGATACTCGAAGCGTCGTAGGTGAGCGGCAAGGCCGTGCAAGTCAGAGGAATGGAAGTCGAGGGCCATGTCCTGATAATGCAGTGAATTGGGCACATGATCGTGGTCATTCCCTGACACGACGCGCAGGCTATTGCCCGTGCGTGTGGCCCAGGTCTGCGCGACAGAGAACATCGGATGGAGCCTCTGGGCCATCTGTACTTCTACTCGTAGCCCCCGAATTCCGATGCGTTCGGGGGCAAAATAGGGGGGACGAGATAGCCTTGCGTACTGAGGAGAATATGTACGGATTCTAGGCTTTGCGCTTGGCGCAGGAGAAGCTCGTTTAAACGCGCCGTCCGCTTATTTTCCTGATAGCTCATGAGTCCAATTACCGCCCCGGCGATGAGCCACGGCAGGACATGCCGCCGAAACTCTGTCCAGATATTCATTACCACAATCTCCCTCCGCGAAAACGGGGGCGTAGACTTCGTACGACGATGAAGAGCGCCACTCCGACGACAAACCCTAAACCGAGTCCAAGCACTCGCACCACGTCTTCACTTCTATCCTCGCCTCGCCTTCATCGCCGCCTGTGCCCAGACGGGTAGACGCGTATCGACTTTGGGCACGACGGCCAGCGGCTCATCTGTCCACCGTTCCCCGCGTAGATACGTGGCCGGGAGCGGGGCGTAGGCAAGATCAGGCCATGCGGGCACCTGCCACTGCAAGGCGTCGAGGATCGCCTGTTGCACCTCGGCGCTGGGGCGTAACTGCCCCCACGCTTTGAGTGCGTCCTTCCGGGCCTGTCGCTTTGGATAGGCTGCCCAGAACGCCGCAAACCCCTCCTCAGTCACTCCCATAGGCCCGGTTGTACGAGTGGTCGGCCTAAACACCAATGGGCTGCCCATCGTTCTGCCTCCTCGCGAGATAACCCCGCGTCGTATTCCAGTATTGCCGCCCGCTCCTCATAATCAGCGAGTTGGTCAGGCGTCGGCGCTGGCGTCTTGCTTGGCGATGTCATTTACGCCAGAGTGTTTGCGAGTGTCCATAGGGCGCTTGGTCGTCAGCGTCTTTTCCGAGATCACGCCATGGGACTCGTTCTGGGACGTTTGGCGTTCGTGGTGGAGCCAATGGGGTGAGACGCGACCCAGGGCATTGAGGCGGGACGCAGTGTCGTCTCGCGTTCCACCACCGCACCACCGCCGCCACGGAAATACCCATGTCCACGCCGTCAAAACGGGATGTCCGACTCCGTAATGGGTGCCGCTTTCGGCGTGGCTACCCACGTATCGAGAGTCACGGCATGGGTGTCACCGTAGCGACCAACCTCCCGCCGCTCCTTGATCGTCAGATTCACATACCCGCGTTCGTTCGTATGCTCGGCAATGAACGCCGTCAGATCTTCGGCTTTAATACCAAGACTTAACAGCGATCCTCCATTGGCGAACTCTTTTTTCTTGGCGCTACATTTTAAGAATATAAGCGGAGCTTTCTCAGGCATAGACCTCCTCATGCGTCTGTTGTAACGACCGGAGCGCGACTACCTCGTCCTCGACCTCGCGCAGAAACACGGCAACCGCGTTGGTATGGGCCGTGATCAGATCTTCGTCTCGCCACTCCCTAACGCAGAACGCCTGTAGCCCCGGCGGGAGGCGATTATCATACGAGAAAAAGTCGATGAATTTATAGTCTGGGCCAGCCACAAAAAGGCTATGTGTTAACTGGGCGGCATACTGGGGGGGAACGATACCAGCCCGTAGATACACGACATGGTTTTTCGTGGTGGGATTTTTGCACTCCAACAAGCCGCGCACGTGCCCATCCATGACCAGCCCATCCGGGCTGCACCCACACATACCATCGTCCGACTCCAGGAACCCAACACTTCGGTCAACGACCGCGCCGTGCAAACCCTCGTAGAATCGGACGGACGCATCCTCTTGGTCGATCCCATGCTGCACGGCAGCGGAGGGCACGAAGGGCGTTTCACAGGAAAACTCGGTGAGTTGTTCACACGCAAGCTGCATCCGCAAATCATGTCGCTGCACCGACCAGCCACTCTTGGTCGTGGCGAGCATCTTCCCAGCCTGTGAGGCGGTGAGCTTCCCCACGCGAAGTTGGAACCACTCGTCGGTGCGTTGCTCCATGGAATGGACGATCATGCGTGTGGCTCCAGATCCACCGCCGCCGCTGCCGCTTTCAGGTCAGTCCAGACTTTGGCGTGGTGCGCGGTGAGATGTGCCCGCAGGGGCTTGGCACTGGCCGTCCACGCCTGTTTTAGCGCGACTTGCCCCCCCTCGGAGACAGCCGTCAAATCGTCGAGCCAGTTCTCAAATCCATCCGGCGGCACAGGGACGGCGATGGTCGTGGTCTTACCAACGGACGCTTCGTTCCCGTCATCGTCCAAGTCCATGCTCGACACATTCAACGCACCCAGAATCGAGTAGCGTTTTGCGTAACTTCCCGCTGACCCCACGCCGTGGGCGTCGAGCTTGCTCATAGGGACGGTAAGCGGCCCAGTCTCGATCCACTGACCGGAATTATGGAGAATGCGAGTCCACACAGAGACACCCTCACTGCTCGTAATAGATTCCTGGACTATCGACAATCCGTTCTTGGAAAGAGGCTCGCGGATGGCTTCGATCACGGATGCCAAGTCGGCGTATTTGCTTTTGAAATGTGGATTCGTACTGTCTTTTGACGCGGGCTTAATCGCTCCCTGCGCCAAGCTCAAGGCTGTTGAGATCTGGTCAAGTTCTGGCGTAGTGTTCATGTCGTCTCCCCTGCAACACAGGCCACTGCGTCCTGCGCGATCTCGTCCACCACTGTTTCGAGCCACCCCTCACGCTCAAGGAGGCGGCAAATCGCTTGGTTCAGTACCACGTTCTTGTCGCCACAGGCGTTTAAACTCAGCCTGTACAGCGCACCCGGAATTTTTACTCTGAGGATCACAATCTCTCTCACCTTTCTCGGCGGTGACGCCCTTGATTAGGCGACCTGTAGATGCTACTACTGTAGCACCTGTAATGTCAACTGTCTTCGGACGGCATCCGAATCGTTCGCCCTTGGATGTTGCGTAGGCGATATAACACACGGCTCATGTGCTGGCGAATAAACAGGGATGGTTGTCGCCGCCCCTGTTCCCAGGCCTCGACCGTTCTCCCAGATATCTCGGAGCCGTCTTCTTTCGCCCAGTGCGAGGCAAAATAACGAGTATCCTCGCGCAAGACCGTTCTCCTTAAGAAAGCGATGTGATGTGGGGGCCACGCATGTTGTCTCATATACGACTGCAAGCGTATCACGAATTGAAGAAATCGGCATCGGTCGTGTGGAACAGTTGCTCGAAACTCCGTATATCGAAGAGGTAGGACGCCGTGGCGTTCTGCTCGTCGGTCGTCTGTCGTCGATCATACCGATGTGAAGGCGCACCATCGGCAATCAGGGTGAGGATGGTGGTGAGCGGGACGCGGTAGACGCCCCCCAGATAGTCCACCGTCCGATCACGCCACTGCCGCTGCCGCCAGTTGAGCCATAAGTACAGCACGATGCGTGGATGGCATTCGTGGTAGTACCGAACATCTTTCAGATTCAACGTCACCGTGTGGCGCGGATCCAAGCCATAGGAATCAGCGGTAAAGAACGGCGTCTCCTGTGTCTTGAGGTCTGCGATCTTCCCGTCCACCAGCAGGTCTGGCAGCGTTGGCGTCGTCGCCTTGCCGGGATTGATCTGGATGTCGAGGTCGAGCCAGTCCTGCCCGAACTCCACGAAGGCCGACTCCAAAGTCTCCCCATGTGTCCACCACCATTCTCGGTCTTCCGTATCGTGTGGTTGACTATCCACGTACTCTCCTTCCCCCTTCTTGTACATACCGGACTTTTATCCCTGATACGCTCTACAAAGAACATTCGTAGAGCTATCGAGGGCCAAAGTCCCGTCAGCTACACAACGCATCAGGTCGGGGAGGAAAAAGTCCGGCAGAATCCTGGCTCCCCACTATTTTTGGCTCCATTCGGGGCTGGAGCCGTGTTGTCGCCCAACAGCGCAACGACATCGTGCGTCGGCCTGTGCGTGAACCAGCGAAATTAGATGAACGCGGGAGAAAGGCTACCCGTGGTAGGATGTCCGTCCACGGGGGCCGCAGTTACTACCTGCGCTCTCACGCCTCCAGTCTGGTCGGGCTGGGGGCGATTTTTTTGTACGCCGCGAAGCATAGCACAGTTACGGCCCCGCAGACGGCTCGCTGTCATCGCACTCCTCGCAACTACAGTCGTCGAGGCACGGCTCGGAGCCAGAGACGCCGCAAACCATGCAGCCGCCGTCAGCGACAAACGTCTCCGGCTCATCGTCCGGTTCGCCGTTATAATATCGAGCATCCATCGTCTACCTCCTATATAAAATAAATATTGACGGGTATCTCCCCTAATCATGGGGATGTTCCACGTGAAACCGTCCCTGTTCGGGCGTCTGCCCTAATAGCGGAGAGGCCCTACCACACTTCGGTGCAATCGCACACGGACGGTAGTCGAGCGATTTTGTATACAACCCGGTCGAATTACGTTCGTAGGCCAAACTAACTCCACTCTTTTGCCTCGTTTTTAGCGGAGTTTCATATTGAGCCGATGTCGCGCTTTTCGCCGAAACGTCGCCGAAAACTAGGTATTTCACACCAAACCTCAGTATTTCCTTCCATGGAAATCGGTTGAATTTCGTTTGTCGCGGCGTCACGCTGTGAATGTACAGGCTGGGGGATGGAGCGTCATGCAGGTGTCCCCCATTGCTCCGCCATAGCGTCAGCAATCCCCGCCAGTGTCCGGCTCCTGTCCTTCCACCTGTCGGGTGAGGGGGCCGCACGATGGACACGGGCCACGCGCTCAACGGGAGCGTCAGACGGCCAGTCGGGGAAAGGCAGGTATTTATCGTCGGTAACCGCCAGGTGTGTGGGGATCAGGGGGGGCAGTCCCTTGAGCCAGAGGCAGGTTGCCTTGACCTCGCCATGCCCGAATTGCCACGGCTGGATGATCTGGTCAGGTTGGCGAATCTTGGAACTGATCACGCTGATCGGGTTCTCGACGGCGATGCGGTCAATCGGCGCATCGAGGAGGGCACTGACAAAGGCCAGCGCATCCATCTGCTCTTGGGGGCGATCTTTAAACCATCGTGCCCCGCTGACGGCTAGATACGTGCAGGGGGGGTGGGCAATCATCAGATCCCACGCTTCTCGCAGGTGATCACGCACGTCCCCCACGTAATGGCCCCCGTGGGTGACGGGCTGTTCGGTCGGCAGCAGATCGCATGACCACGCCGTATGGCCGTGTCGAGCGAATGCCTCCCGAATCAGCCCCGAGAATTCACACGCAATAAGGACACGCATAAAGCCGTTTACTTAAAAGTGACCGTCACAGACATGACCCGCCCGTCCTTAATTGTCGCGGTGACGGGGTAGCTCCCATCACCGTAGCCCGTGCCGACGCACACCCCGATGCCGTTAAAATTATGGGCTGTGGGTTCACCAGGTTTATCGTGCTGTTCCAGCGTGTTACAGAACGCAGTCCAATCATGGCCGGGGTTAGTCGATGCGTCCTCCGGCAAGACGTAACAAGGATCGCCTATCCAACACAAGCCCGCATCGACGCCGATGTGTCCCAAGTGTCGTTTCATGGGTCTTATCCTTTCTGCTCAGTGATGGGCTGGAGTCCTCCCACGCCAGTGGGTGACGTGGCGGGTGCAGGGATTAAGTCGTACTGTTGCAGTTGGCTGGGGGTGAATCGTGGGAATACCCACGTTTGTCCGTCAGGTGATGTCGCTTGGATCGGGCGTTTCCGGGCCGCGAGGTTTAGACCCGACAGGATAAAGGTACGCCCACGGATCGTGAACGTCCGACCGTAATTTGACGGATCCAGCCCGAAGTACACCGCGTGACGCTCAAAGGTGTCCTGCTCAGGGCTGTTCCCCGTGGCCGTTTCCTGAATCGCAATGACGAGCGTGGCACGAATCGACGTGGACGAGAAGGACGAATTGCGGCACGTCACCCGCAACCCATGTTCCGAGAGGAGTGGCGTCAGGGCGTCAATAATCTTTGTGGTGATAGGACGGCAATCTGATCGCGTGATCGTGTTGTAGGTGTCTTGCATGGCATCCTTTCAAGAAATGGACGGGATAATCGGGAGACTCTCATCGTTCGTGAACAGCGATCCGGCTCCGTTCCCTTCGTCATCCTGACTCGGATAGACCCAGACGCCGGAATCCAGGCGCAACATGATCGGCCCCCGATACCAGTCCAGATCCGTGCGTTCTGCGGCACTCATGTACTCCACGCCCGTGATCGTGCGGCCCAATAGGACGCGCTTGACGCGACTCACCCAGTCTTTCTCTGTCATCTATCGCCCCTTTCGAGAAATTCGCCACAGTCAGCGCACACTCCGCGCCCGGTATCCCTGTGCGATCCACGGCAGTCCTCCGGTTCGTCTGGCGGGTCTGTTGGGATGGTTGGGTCAAGTCCACGCCCGACGGCTATCGCGGCGGCGATAGCGGCAGCATAGGCGTCTGTGACACTCATAGCCAGCCCGCCGCGCCCAAAAAGACGTACGCTCCGATTAAGCCGACCGCGCAACAGATCGTGACGCGCACCGGCATATCGTCCTGATGGCGGAAGAGGATTGCTACCGATCCGACTGATAGCCCTGTGATTAACGTGATTTGAACTGTCTTCATTGTGCGTACTCCTAACCGTAAGGGTGGTGGTACCCGATCACCAGTGACCGGGTACCAGATCGTCAGGCGATTAGCGGGCAGATATGACGATGCCGTCTTTCACGACTACACTCGCATACCACCGATGCGGTTTCGGATAGTGTGGCCCTTCGATCACATCTGTCCCGTCCGAGGTGGTTGGATACATACCGCTCGGATTAAAAGTCTCGTGTTGAATGCCAGCCTTGATCGCCTCTCGGAAGGCTTTTTGGGTGCTGTAGTCAGGGTGGACGTAAGACATTGATTTGCTCCTAGTTAAAGGGTGACGGGTTACCGCGTGAATAAGATCATACCACAGTGGGCGTATTGTCGTTACGTAGGCGCTCCATGCGTAGACGGTGCAGCCGATCCTCGTACGAGTTAGGCGCTCCCAATACGAGCGTCATGCCAGTCTGGAAACAGCTATAGCACAGGCCCTCAGCGTAAACACACTTCCCGCAATGGCAGCGTGGGATTATTTCTCCCGAGACTGACGATCTGCGACGATTCATTATTCTCCTTACGCGATCAGTGATCGCAGACTGACGTACGACGATGTGCCGATTCCGTGGGCGATGATCGCAATGGATCGCCGTCGATCATCCGCTCGCGACCCGTCGCAGAGTCCGCAATGGTCGCACGATGTACGCTTGCCCGCTTCGTCAGACGCTGGGCAGGCAATTTCCTGAGAATCCAGGTTTTCGCCTGCCGTCCTGACGCGAAACGTACGCCAGCCCGCCTGTTTAGCTGTGACGTACTCTGTTGGCGTATCCACAGACGCCATGAGCCACGGCTGCAGATCAGGCCGCGACTGCCACGCGTGCGTATAACCCGTATGGAAGATGCCATGCGTGAGATCCGCTAACACGGATATCGGCAGTGCGCCCCCGTCGCCATATGCGCCGATGCGTATTCCCATGGCACGAGACGCTAAATGCGTGGCGACATCGGACGGGCGCATCGTCAAATAGGTGCCAGCAGCGAATGTCTTCCAAACCTGGCGCGGAGCGTTTTTGACTGAAACGTAGCAAGATCTGCGCTTACCCGTACCATCGCCACGATGTTTGCAAATCCCGCATATCGAACGATCTGCTCCGATTTTGATCGCGTCCAGCGGGTTAATGTCGGAGCGTACGATCCACAGTTGGGCGAGATCTGCGCCGGTCTTCGGGTTCTTATTGTCGCCATGTAGGCCGGTGACAATCGCCACAATCGGCTTACCGTCGAACGCGGATTGACCACGCCATACAATGGCTGATGCGGGCACTTTGTCTTTACGATTCCATTTCATATCTCTATCTCCTGATAGGTGGCACGCTCGCGTGCGTTCGTTCGTGGTATCGCCTAGGTTATTGTTTACCTTACCTTCTGTACGTGACCGATTCGAACGTAGCCCGGAAATACATAGTTCTTGCGCTTCCCGTTCATGACGTAGACTCCAAGATCGTCTTGGTTACGCGGTGCGATGAACAGACTCGCGTGCTTTGGCGTGTAGGTGGTGGATCGCGTGTACGTCGTAATAAGGACGCGTCCTGTCGGACGTGCAAGAGCCGTCTGTATGCGTTCGTACAGTGTCATGCTGACAACCACCCCAATATGGCGGTCAACATACAGGCCACCAAGATGGTCAAGCCGGTTTTTAGTGTTTTGTCCTTCATGCTGTCACCACGATGGATCCGCGGTAGAAGCTCACGGTAACGTGATCGACGTGACCGAACGTATCCCGTACTACGTCACCCGTAATGTCGATAATCGGATGCGTCCCGTGCTTCCCGGCAACCCGCCTTGTGCGGATACCGTCCGACGTGCCAAGCACCAGACGCAGGGACTTGTCAGCGTGGAACAGATGCCACGATGCGCCAACCGTAAATCCACAATCGGCAAGACGTGATCCTTCGATCCAGATCCGTGAGCGTGGTACCCGTCGCGCCGTGCCTAACTTTGTCGTGAGTGTCATACTGTCCTCCCGTGGACGTGGCCTATACCGTAGGCGGTTAGATGTAGCAGCGACCGTTGAGACCGAATACGACGATGTTTGCGCTATGGACGGGCGCAAAGGTATCCGACCGCGTGAACGTCGGCGCACGGTAGGGGTTGTAGTGTGCGGATACGGCTGTGAGTGTTCCGCGTTCTGTGAGGTTAACCTCACCAAACACGCGGGCATGCACGGATCGCTGTCCCGTCCTGAGTACCGCAAGGCGTGACGCCTCCG